TAGCTGAAGTACTACGGCCAGTAAAGGCTGTATAATCATCTCCGCCACTTGCAACACTTGCTCTATTTAATAATAACCAAGTTATTCCGTCTTGACTAAAATAAATATTAGTACCAGATGTTGCTAGTACTCCATCTGCGTAGACATGTAATCCAGTTATATCATTATCTACATTAGGTCTTGCTGCACTTCCTCCTCCGAAAGCTGAAAAACCGTTAATTCTTCTATAACCACCAGCTATATCAACTTCAAAGTTTTGTAGAATGGTAGCAGAACCTGGAGTTTTAAATAGTTCAAAAGGACTCGAACTTCTGTCCAGTCCTCCTTGACAAGCCAGAGCAAATGGTTGCGAGTCGGTCATACTACCCTTACTCTATCGTCTGCTATATATTTTGGAGCTGGATTAAGAAGATTAGATCTCATTTGCCTTAAACCTTCTTTATAATCTTGTAAAGCAAAAGCAGCAGTCTGAGGATTATCCTTAAACTGATGCATATAATATCTAGCTCTTGCTAGTAAAACTGTTGTATACATATCTGGAAATACAATCGTATCTCCATGTGCGCTCAATGCTGTGGGTAAATCCCAAGCAAAGTACCAAGCTCTATAAACCTTCTTAGGTATTGGACTTAGACCAAATTTTCTTCCGTCTGTACTTCTAAAAACAACACTAGGTTCTCCCCAATTTTGAGAATCAGCATCGTCTACGTTCTCTGCCTCTCTGCGGAAATCTTTCCAGTCTTCGAGAGTTACAAAACGAAGATTTTTACTTATGTAGGGAGCAGATTCTCCACTAACACTAATAGTTGTTAAATAAAAGTCATCCCAATTAATAGCACTATAGTCTGTAGTTATTGCGCTAGAAGCTGGTTTTAGTTCGTACCAACGAGTTCCTGCTACTGTTTCGATATATACGTTTCCATATAAAGGATCAGTAGCTCCACTTTCTCCTGTAGCTAGAAAGGACCAACGAGGTTCAGCACTAACTATATCTTTATATGCTTTGTTCACACAATCTTTAACATGTTGTTGTATTCCTACAGCACTTGCAAATTTTGTAGAAGTTAATACTACCTCGTTTGATTCTCTTAATAACTCGTTTGATAATTGTAAAAAAGTTGTTGCCATTTGTTTTCTCTATTAATTAGGTCGTGCTTTGGGCATAGCTTTCTTAGTACAGAGCGCGCCACCATGTTTCATGCCATATCTTTTTGCTTTTTTATAAGAAGCTTTCCCTTCTTTTGTATAGGGATAATGTTTTTTCCCTAGTTTTGGCATTATGTTTTTTTCCTGTTAAAATCTTTCTTATTACCCCAAATTCTATCGTAGCCTTCGGAGTATAGTTCTTTGTTTTTTTTGCTATAAAACTTAGCTGATATGCCAAGTTTTCTATTGCCTTTCTTTTTATTCTTTAAAATTATAGGTTGTTGTTCTGTACCTATCTCTGACATATATTTTCATCCTGAATTAAGTACGGGGAAGGTGAATATAGAATTCCCTTCCCACATACCATTTTGCTTGCGCAACTATTGATATTAGTCAATTAAATAGAAAGCAGCACACAATGCTTCGCTACGAAGAACATCTGCACCATAAACGTGCAGTCCTCTAACGATGTCACCAAAACTGGAAGGATCACGAAGAACCTCAGTTTGTGTGATAGCTTGGGCTGTTGCTGCAGCACTAATATGTCCAGCAATAACTTTGCCTGTACAGTTAGAAACTGCAGCAATGTTATTGGATTTGTACATACTAAAACCACGTAGCTTTCCACTCGATACTAATCCGTTACGAAGTGAACCTTGTCCTGCGTTATAGTCTACTGACATAAGCTTAGAACCAGACCTCGACAACTCTTCATAAAAAGTTGGCGGTGCTACAAACCATCTTCCTTCTTCAGGAATATTTTGGTCATCTAGCAGTCTAGCCATTCTAGCCATTAAGTTCAAAGGATCAACACCAGTTCCATCAGATCCAAGCAAATCAACAGAGTTGGTTGCGTGAGTCATGGTAGAATCAGTAGTTGAACTATCAGAACCAATCACATGATCGGGTGATGATGTGGATGCTCCTGAGAACAGTTCAGCAATAACGCCTGCATCAAATGCATCTTTCAATGCATAAGCAGCAGAAGAGGATGCGACCTCTTTCCAGTTCACATGAGACATAGATTTCTCAATGTCATCAACTTTGAATTTGAAAGCGTTAGCTATATCAACAGTTAAGGTTTCTTCAACGTCTGTCAACTTCGTCTGCGTTACGTCAGCACCACGTTCATACTGATAAACAGTAATCGTTGGTTCTTTGACGATACGTACAGTATCTCCGAAAGCGGATATCTCACCAGAATAATCGGTGTTCGTAATTGCTTCTGCAACCGAGGCTTTTCTAAAAAAGTTAAGTACCTTCTTGGAATAAACCTTCGGCATGAAGAATGCATTAGTCTGTCCACTTACGGAGTTCGCAAAGTTGGCATCAGTATCAGTTGACGGCTCAAATAGAGCGTCTGATTGATTATAAGCCATTATAATTTACCTTTAATTGTTAAAGATTAATATTACAATCGTACTCTACCTTCTTCCATAGCTCGATCAATCTCGGATTCGAGACGATCAAACTCATCCATAGGTAAAGATGCGATCTCCTCTTGAGTCCATATTTTAGGCTGTCCTGTTGATTCTACTGTTGTAGTCTTTGTAGAAACCATATCAGCAGCCTTTGAGCTGGAACTCTTTGACTTACGAGTCTGTTTTTTCTGAGGAATCCCTAAATCTGTTTTAAACAAGTCAATTGCTCGACTTGCTAAACCAACATTATGAGGATTATTATAAACCCATGCTTGAATATCGTCTGGTTGTGTTTTAGCCCATTCGTGAAATTCATCACTATCTCGTATGTCTGCAAAATCAGGATGTTTATTCAACAATTCAGACTCTGCTTCTCTATGTAGGACTTCTGATTCTCTTGATTCTAAAGCTGAAATTTTAGAAGTTAATTCTTCAACTTGAGCTTCACCTTGCAAGTGTGAAACAGTTTCAACAACATCGTACACATCTGGATATCGAGCTTTAAATTGTTCAAGTTCTTCAATCGTTTTGGGAGCTACATACTCAGGTCTTGAAGCAGTTGCTTCAGTTATGAGTTCTTGCTCACGATTTCTCCACTTGCCAAGTTCGTTATCACGAAGTGTTTTCAAGTCATCGTACCTTTTCTTCCAGTTATGTTCTACTTTTTTATAAGGTGTAGCTTTTTTTGCTACTGGTTCACCTTCTTGTTGGTCGTCTACTTTTTCAGTAGGTGCAACAAATAAGCTATCAGCAGATTCAACTCCACCTGTAGGCATAACATCTGCCGTATGCCACGATTTTCTCGCATTATACGGATTAGGTTTGGATTCATTTTGTGCTTCTTCAGAAGCAACTTTCTTGTCAGTCATTTTACTCTCCTTCTTTTGGGCTTGCTCTTCTCCAAGGTCGCTTATTCCGAGAACGTCTTCATAATAAGTGCTTGCTTGATCAAGGTAGCATCAAAAGGTATTTACTTTTTAGATTTTATAGAGTGCTGCTTGACTATAGCAGGTCGCTCTACGATTAATTAGCGATTGAATAAGTTGAATCGAGGACTTTGAGATAACATAGCCTTTTTAAGTTCCTTATCTACCATAGAATCAGGAACTACTTCCTGTTCTTTTGGTTTGATAGCAACTCTCAAGTCTTCGTCTTTCTCTTCCTCTTCTTCAACATATCCTCCCGCTTGCATAACTCGTCTCTCTTCTTCTGCAATATCAGCAGTCAATTCGGCTTCATCCATCATACCTTGTAGGTTGTCTGGACCGATTTGGCCTGCTGCTTTAGAAGTCATAACGAATTCTCCATCCGATAACCTTGCGGGTATCGAATCGGAAACGGCTGATCCTGGACCTTCAACAAGTCCTGAACCTGCAAATTCAGATGCCGTTTGGATAACCTTATCAAAGATGAGACTTAATTGACCATCTTCGCCAAGTTTATCCAAAAGGTACTGTTCCTCTTCTGGCATTAATGCTTCGTTTATTACGAAGTCTATATAGTTATCTTCCATTTCTCCGTCTGGAATAGGTGCTTCTGAACGAAGTTCTTCGTTTTCTAGCATGATTGATTGTTCTTCTGGCATGATTTCACCCATTTGTTCGTTTATTGCAGGACCGCCTTCTTGATATTGTTGAAGAGGTTCTTGCACATTAGTTTTTCCACTACCATAGGCAGTAGGTTGAGGTTCGACAGAGCCTTCAACATTAGGAGTAACAAGTCCTGAAGTTTGTGATCTCATATCTGTAAGATGAGCGAAAGCATTACCTCCGCCTCCTGTTGGAGGATCTAAAACATCGGCTACCGCACCTAATACACCGCCTCCGCTAGGATAGCCTTGCCGTTTCTTGTCTGCTTTATATTGTGCTTTTCCAGCAGGTGTATATGGGTATTCTTTTTTACCTAATTTAGGCATTATCTTCTCCTCTGTTAAGTGCTTCAGCCACCAGTTCCTTGAGCTGCCCTAGGTGTACCAGAGAACTGATCCTCCCCTGGAAGCGGAACATTTCCTGTTCCGATGTTGCCACCACCATTCCCTGTAACTCCAGGTCCTTGCGGTTGTTCAGGTGTTCCTTGAGAGCCTCCCACAGTAGTCGGTTCTCCACCAACGGCTTGAGACTCATCGCCAGTTTCTTGTTGAGCATTTTGCATTCCTATAATTTGTGCCATAATAGCTGCTTCCTCTGGATCATTAAGTATCTCATCAGGATCAAGATCCAAGCTATAGGCAAGTTCACTTATTAATTTAGACATTTTAATAAAAGGAGCAACAGCAGGATTTTGTGCAGTTTGTAAGAACATAGTCAAACGTTGACTTCTTACTTCTTTCTGCATTAAACTGCTAGTACCCATTGCATTAATTTCTAAATCTCCTACTATTCCTAACTTAGCTTCCATGAATTGCATGTTCCATTGGAAGTATGCTTCTCCTAAAGGTCTAAGTAAGAAATCATCTAAATTCTTTACAACAGTTTTTATATTCAGGCTTGCTGCACCAAGCAACATTGACATACCTGATGCTGTTCTAGTCATACTTTGTACACCTGTTTGTCCATGTGAGTATGAAGGAATACCTGTTTGTTCATCTGCTAATTGTCTGAACCTGTCAAACATCATCATGTTTTCAGGAGCAGTATTCGGAAACTTTAAGCCATGAACAGCTTGACCTGGCATTCCTGCTTGTCTGCGGAATATTTTTCCAGGATATATTTCCATTGATTGACCACCAACAAGTGCAGATTCGTCTACATCAAAGACAAGAGATCCTGCTAAAGCTAGATTATCAATTGCCATTCTTGCATGACCATTCATAACTTTTTGAGAATCATCCATATTCTCAGCAACTCCTATACCAAAGAAGCTATATGGGTTTCGTTCATAAGGGAAAGAATGATAAGGTATTCTGTGTGGAGTAAAAGGATTTATAACAATACGAAGAAGTCTTCCGTTACATACCCAAGCATTAACTTGAACTTCGTCTAGTTCGTCAACTTCATCAGGAAGATCTACTTGTGCTTCTCTTAAATACTCAGCATCCATAATTCCCCAATATTCTAAAACTTCAAACTTATCAGGAGATTCAATATCGTTGCTGTCTTCTTTTAACTGAGAATCGTAATATTTACTTTCGTAGTTTGCACCCATCATTAAGCATTCACGAATTGCATCGCTATCGAAGTAAGGCATCTTACGTAATGCTCTAAGTTGGCTTTTATTTAGCTTATGCCTATGAAAAATATATTCACATTCTGCTATGTCTGTTGCTGAAGGATCTGGAAAGAAATCCCAAAGACTTACAAATTCTATTCTAGGAACTCTAACATCTATAGGAGCATAGGTTCTTTCACCATCTTCTCCTTCATCCCAACGATTTAAAGTTTTATTAAAATTAAAAGGTCCTTTGACTATCCCTGTGCCTAATAAAGCAGATTCAAAAAGAGCATTTCTTATTTCAGATGAACCATTTGACTCTTCTATTTGATCATGAATCAAGGCTTCCATACGTCTTGCTGATTCTTGTGCTGGCTTTACTTCTGGAATTTCAGGTATTGCTGAAGGGCCTATTGCTAGTCTATCTTTAGCTAGTTCTTCTATAAATTTTTCAGAAGTAAAAGTTGCTCCTGGTTTTAAAACTTTCCCATCTCCTGCATAACCAACATCAAAAGGATTAGCTTCGGGATTAAGTTCTTCTTCTTCTGCTACTAACTCAGGAGGAGTTGTTTCAATTCCTGGTGTAGGGTTCTGCAAATCTAAATGTAAAAATTCAGAAACTCCTTCGGGTACTTTTGTTTCTCTGACACCAATAGGAAAGACACCTGTACCAAAGATAACATCAACAAGTTGACCAAAAGCAGCTATGACTTTTGTTTTAGTAATCTTTACAAAGATCTTAGATTTTTCAGATTCTCTAAATTTAAGGCCTTTGTCATAAAGACCTCTATAATTTCTATACGCAGTTAACCAACGATACTCATTAGGTATCCTAGCATCTTCTGCATTTTTAAAACGAGATTGTATTATACCAACTAGATTTAATTTTTGGTCTTCTTCTAATACTAGTCTTTTTCCTTGCTCTCCTTCAATATCTTCAAAGATATTATCTGCGTTGTCTAGGATTGTATTAGTATTAGTTTTATTTTCTTCTTCTGCCATATTTATTAATATCCAAAATCAGGATCGACTGGTTTGTAAATTGATTCTTTTTTAAGTTCTCTAATTCGTTCAAGTGGGTTTGATGCGCGTGGTCTACTCATAATGAGATAGCGTAAAGCATCGTATGCATGGTCAGATGCATTCGTGTCTACGTCTTCGGGTTTTGTCTTACTTAGTGGAATACTCTGAAGTTCTCGAATCAAGTTAGGACATGTGTTTAATATTTGTAATTGAGGTCTCCCATTATTCCGAACTCTAAGGTATTCGTGTATTTGGATTTTACCCTGTATTCTATTTTTGTCTGCTCGTCTGAGCTTGTGGCCAAGTTGTTGAAGTGTCTCACCAACTGTAGGACCAGTTGTTCCTGTTCTTGCCCAAGCAGCCGTATCTAAGACTCCTTGTACAGAGAAAGGATCTTCTATCTCCATTTCTGTTATTATACGACCTAAATCGAGTCCTGTCAAGTTTTTTCTGTATAGTTCTCTATAAATTACTAATGTTCCATCACTTCTATCAACTGCTCCCCACAAACAACAACTCTCTGAGGCATACCCATAATCTATCCCTTTGACTCGTTCCCATACAGAAGGAATATAAAAAGGTTCAATAATATGAAGATCTGGATCAAACTCAACAAAAGCAGCACCTTCCGCTACATCCCAATTACCATCAAGAAGCTGTTTTCTCTGAACTGGCGGAAGTGCTTTAAGCATTTCTTCGTATCTACCGTCTAGAGCAAGATAAGGATTATCGTCTAATCTGGCTGGTATAAACTTCCTAGAAAGTCCGTCTTTACCAATAAAAGAAGTATTAGGATCTACAGGATTTACATACCTTTTTTTAACCCATTGCGCACCTACTCCACCTGGGTTTGCAGTACAACGAAGATAAGTTTCTATGCTTGAGTCTGTTGTTCGAAGCCTAGAAGCTAGATAATTCCAGCCGAACTCTGTAGGTAAATGAGTAATTTCATCAAATCCTATCCAAGAATATGCTTGTCCTTGATAACGATAAACATCTGCATCCCTCTCAAGGAAGCCAAACTCTATCTTAGCTCCACTAGGAAAGTTCCATAGCTTTTCGACTTCTCTGAATTTACATCCTGGAAAAGCTTGAGGATAAAGTTCACGAGATTTATCAATTAGTTCTCGTAACTCAGGCATAGATCTTCTTAAAATTAATGCTCTATGCGCTTTTTTATGCGCATAACGTAACGGATCAACTAACATCGCGTAAGATTTTCCGCCTCCTGCAGCTCCGCCATAAAGAACATCTCGTTCTGGTGCGGCTAAGAATTCTGTCTGTGGACCTTCATTAGGATGGAAGACTATGTTGTCTTGGTCTATCTGGTCTTGTACTGTAGGAGGAAGAGATTCTAGTTCTGAATCGATAACAACTTGATTATCTGTTTTCTTGTCAAGCTTTTTTAATACTTTTTTCTGTGTTTTTAAAGTTGTCTTTTGTGACTTTATTTCATTTCTTAATTTGGCAATTCTTTTTTCTTTTGTTTTAACAGATCGCCTAGCACTCATCTTTGCTTTAGTTTTTGAGTGATAACTATAATTACTTTTAGATCCTTTAGGCCTTCCTTTTTTCTTTTTAGGAGCTGAAGTTGCTGAGTTGTTCTTGTCTGTCTTGTCTTGTTCCATATTTATTATCTATAATTTTTTTTAATCCCGCAGGACTGAGACTTCTTCCTGTGTAATCTTCTAACCAGTAACAACCGTCACGTAGCGATATTTCTTCATTTAAAACCATGTCTTCTACAGTTTCGAGGGCTACTAGTTGCTCTTCTATAGGTTCTAAATACTGAGCATCTTTTTCAGATAGTTCATAACCAAAAGGAATAGTAGAACTTTTACGTTTTATTGCATGTTCTAATAGACTTTTCATATTAAGAAAAACTACTTCCACAACCACAAGTTGCTTTAACATCTGGATTATTAAGTTTAAAAGCTGAACTAAACGCTGATTCTATATAATCTATTTCTACATTTTCTAGATAGGCATAACTAACAAAATCTACACATAAGCTGAGTCCATCTGATGCTTTAGTAATATGATCATCTTCTTCAACTTCATCAGCAGGTTGAACTCCAAATCTATATTGAAAGCCATTACAACCGCCACCTTCGACAGCCAACCTGACTATCTCAGAAGGTTTAACAACCTCTTTGAGTTTTTTTATTGCATTATCTGTTATACTTATCATATATCTAACGGTACGTTATATCCTTGCATTCTTAATGTTGACCATGCGTGACAATAGTCATCCTTTTTATATCCTTTAGGATAAACCTCACACAGGCATTCTCTTTCGTAATCCCATACTTCATTCATGCATGTAAGAAATAAATTAGTTCTTACACTAAAATCCTGACTGCTGCTACAGCCATACAAACCAAGCAGCAAGAAGATTAAGTAACATGAATAACGGAGTAAATACATCGATCTCCATTTAGTGTTTTTTACTTTTCTTCTTTTTAGATGAAGGCTCGGAGTCGGAAAATTCTACTACGTTATTTCCCTCTTTGACAATTACTTCACCAGTAGATTGAAACAAATAAGTCATGAAATCAGAATGAGCTTCTCCCTTTATCCATAAGACAGGACAGGATTGCATCCATTGATAGAACTCACCAGGCATTCTATTCTCATCTTCAAACTTTTCTTTAAACGTTGGGCTTAGTGCCATTATAGTCTCCTTTTAATTAATAAACTTAACATTGTGTAGTCTGCGCCTCAATCTCGAAATTCTTTTTTTTGTTTTATTTCCTAAACATTCTACTATTTCTTTTTCTTCTTTCGGTAATCCTTCAGTAAAAGGAAGGAGTTTATCAAAACAATATGCATATGTTTCTATTACCGAAATATCTTTACTGTCTAATACACCAAGATAATTATAAATACAAGCTTGTTCACCCAATACTCCGTATGTTAAAGCATCACAAGCATTGATTGTTTGTTCTTCAAATATAATATCATTTCTATGGTTCATATATCTAGGCATATATAATAACTTACTATTATTTAATAGGCCTGTATCACTCTCAGGAATCTCATCCCACATTGCAGGATTTATAATAAAGAGTGAAAGATCAATCATTCCTCTGTGCATCTTTCTGGATGTAAGCTCATAGTGTTTAAAAATACTAGGATGATCTGCATAAACTGCTTCTCTACTTACACCTAAATGATACTTTTTTAATTTCTCTCTAGAAGGTAAGTCTCCTTCTTTTATATTTAATACTAATCCACTTTTAACAACAAGAGTTATATCATCTATATTCTTTAAAGCTGTTCCTATTTTACTTTCACTTGGCTCAACTACCTTATACTCGTAGCCAGTCATGTTAGCTTCTATTGAATTAGTTGTTAGCCTTGTTAGATTATTCGTTTCCAGTATTAAGAGTTTTAGGTTTTTTTGGTTTGACATGTTCTACATCTTTAAAAAAATTAAAAAAGTTATCTATTCTTTCTTTTGGATTGTCTACTAAGTAAGAAATCAAACCAGAAAACTCAGAAGATAAAATTCTTTTAAGTCTATCTACTTCTGGAACATTATGAACATCTCCTTTCCATATAGCAGTATAAATAGGAGTATAGGTACGAGGTGATGCTCCTTTCTTATCAAACAACCTAACTTCACTTCCTTGTCCTAGTCCGATTAATCCCATTTCAGAATTACTAAAAGTTCCTACAATCTCTGCTTTTTTTAACATTGTATGTCCAGACAGTTTCTTATCTATAACTCTTCTACCAAATCTTTTTCGTAAGTCTGCCATAGAGTATGCGGAAGTTAGTGGATGAGTTTTTAAGTAAGCACCTTCGTATTTAACTTCTCTTGCTACTCTATCCCAATCTACAATATCATTAATAAGATTAGTTCCTGGCAAAAAGATAATATAAGGATAATCTACGTTTGTTTTTCTTAACCTATACTTGTCTGTACCCTTATTAATTATACTGTCGAACAGCATTTTACCAGAAGATGTAATCTTTCCTTTTGCTGCCTCAACCATTATACGAGTAGCATGCATAAAAGAGGCTGGCTTCATAAAAATAAACTTAGTGAAGACATCAGTATAAACATATCCGTGTATTCTAGGATCATCAGGGAAGTCATACCATATGTCGTATTCTAAATTCGTTCCGTTATTGCCTTTAGGAGGTAGTAACTTATGTATCTCACTTAATCTCTCATTCTCTTCTTTCCTTAGTAGACTTCCAGACTTAAAGAAATGCGCAACCTTATTATTTAATACATCATGTTGTGCTAAGACTTCTATTGCCATTTGATTCTCGTCTTTAGTAACATAAAAGTAATTTACCATAGTTAATTGCCATTGAACATTACCTGTTTGATTAAGAGATTTTTAAGATGCTCATTAGTATCTGTTATCTCTTGTATCTTATCTTCTAATTCTTCTATACGTTCATCTGTATCTTTGAAATGATCTACGATAATGGCTAAAGTTTCTTCTGTGCGCCTAGATATTAACTTAATTTCTTTCTCTACTTCCATCTAATCCATTGCCTTCCTTAAATTTATCTTGTAACCATTCTTCATTTTTTGTAAAATATATTTCGAAGTTTGCGTAAGGTGTTTGTCCATGATGAAAGCGTTCATAACAGTTTTCTTCATATAAATACCTACAAAACCGTACAAAATCTCTATCAGCTGCCACCTTCGTTCTCCCAGCCATCTAGTTCTTCATGATCTATGACTGTTACCTCCTTTTCTATTTTAGCAGGTAGTATAAAGACTCCACCAGAATAATTGTGATTAACATCCAATCTTTCTTTCTTTGTTACACCTACTCTATCCAGAATGGCCGTTGCCGCTTGTAGTTTGTTAACTATTTGAGGTATAGGTTTGTTTGTTTTCATTATTTCAACTAGTTTGAACGCTGCTTCAGGTGCGCTATTAGCTAAAACATTGGTAGCCAGGTCTATTATCTCTTCCTTGAGAGAAGATATTACTTGATAATGGTTGCCACTATAACCCGCAAGTGTTGCCGCTTGTTTCGGATCTCCATTTGTAGCTATAAGACAATCCAAAAACTTCTGTTGCTTCTCAGTTAGAGTTCTTGATTTGTTTTTCGTTGTTAAATAAGTATTTACCATCCTATATATACAGTATAGACTGGTTAACAGGTTTGTCAAGTCTTTTTTTTAAAAAAAAAAGGTAAATAATGCTTGACAAATGCTACCATCACCTATATACTGGAGTAACACACCCCGTAACACTAGCTGCCTATTTCTGGTAGCTCTTTGCTCCTATGTATTTTACAAATTTTACAAATTTACCCAAGGAGATCATAATGAGGGCAGATTTCAGATCTGGTAAACCTTTGAAAATTAGTAAAAATGTGCGATCACTACATATTATATACCTAGGCCCCCTAGTCCACCTGCCTCCCCGCCTCTGACAGTACACCAGGAACTTATCCACAAGTAATTCACAGGATATCCACAGCTTGTACACAGGCCAGACATCATTTATCCACAAGTAATTCACAATATTTGACAAGTTGTTAACAGTTTGTCCACATTCTTTTTGTACAAATTTGTAAAATTTTAAAATATTTTTAAATTTGACAAGTATTAACATTTATGCTAGGCATTTATAAATTTTTAAAAACTGGTAAATTCAAAATGATAGTTTTTCATGCATTAAGCTATCGTAATAAGATTTTAAAAGATTTAAACAATTTCAACTATTTATATAATATTTGTATAAATGTCTTGACTTCCTTTTGAAATATCTATAGTCTTCAATATATGGATTTAATTTTAATAAATAAACAAGGATATATTATGGAATATGATAACGATTTAGACGATGTAATTGAATTACCTACTGAGTCATTAGAGGACTATTTAAAACGTACTGAGAATGATGAGGAGGATATAACATGAACCAACAAATAGAGATTGCTACAACTACATTAGATGAGAGACTTGTATTTGTACATGTTAAAAAAGAACCTGAAGCAAAACCAATATTAGCCAAACAGGTAAAAGTTGGTAGCTATCAAAATAAACCTAGAATTGTATTACAAAATAAAATACTATTTAAATGTGGTTTTGATTTTGGAGTGAGTATTAGATTCTATAAACTACGTAACCGATATATTATTAGAGCAATAAAAAGTGATAGTGTTAATGTTGTGAGTAGATGTAGAAATCATGGTGTAGATTTACCAACTATAGATATGAAGAGAGGATTAGAGGGTGTTTTTGTATCAGGTAGCAAAGTTAATGTATCTTATTACCCTAATAAGATTGTAATTAAGGAGGTTTCGTAATGGATGGATTAATATTCGGATTTACTGATAACATTGTAGTCTTAATAGGTTCTTATATCGGTTTTGATATCGATAAGAAATTAGGTGGAAAGGGGAGAGTTGGTGGCATTTTGGGAGCTACTCTATCAAATACTATATCTGATGGCATTGGCACTCTATTAGATCCTACAATGGAGGGTTTTTTCTTAGGTATAGTTCTGGGTTGTTTAATACCAATAGCATTAATTCCTATAATTGAAATTGCAAAAGGAAACAAATAACATGTATAAAACTTATTTAAAAAATTCAGATTTAAACAAAGAGATATTATTTAATGGTGAAAAAACCACGTTGGGTTCTATCTTGACAACTCATAAAGATTACTTTAATAAGAAACCTAATTTTCTATTAGGTATCAATTCATCCAGCAAAATTGTTAAAGGTAAAAAGTTGAATACATTTACAGGAGTTTTGTATTTAGCAAGCCATACAATGGTATCATCTAAAACATTGTGTCCTAATGCTATCAGAAATGGATGCCATGTTGATTGTTTGGTATCAAGTGGCATGTTAGGCATGAGAACCCAGCAATTAGCAATGATTAGCAGGACTTTATACTATATCCATTTTAGAAAAGAATTCTTAGCTCAATTGAGATTAGAAATAACTAAGGGTTATAAAAGATATAATGATAGTTTTGCAATCAGGCTAAATGGAACTTCAGATATAAATTGGAAAGCTATTGTTAATGAGTTCCCTCATGTTCAATTCTATGATTACACTAAAAACAAAAACATGATGATTAAGAATAAAAATAAAAATCATCATTATACATTTAGTGGATCAATGTATAGTGCTTATTCTAGAAAAGAGTTATCTGAAGCTATCCAATCTGGTTTAAATGTTGCAATAGCATTTAATACCAAAGAGTCTAAAAAGGATACTTTAAAGATACCTAAGAAAATATTCAATAGGCAATTAGTAAGTTTTGATGATACCGATGTACGGTTTAAGGATAAAGCTGGATCAATTGGATATCTCAAAAGAAAAGGAAGTAATATTAACCAACGGCTGGAAGCTAACAAAGAGATTAATAACTTCTTTGTTACTGAAGCTAACATAAAGGAGCTAACAACGTGAAAAAAGATAAACGTTTTAAGCATTCAGATTTTACACCTAACATCTATGTTGTTATGTGTTGGGCTATGTTGCCTATTGCACTAATAATATTGTGGGTTGTAATAACTCTTTGTTTTTCAATGACTTAATCCAGGATTAAGAAATTTAGGATATAGGTTTTTACTTTTTCTGGCCAATGAGGGCCAGGAAATTTTATACATTTTTAAGGATAACTTCCTGGTCAGCTGCAATATATGAATTACTATCATCATAGAAAAGCCAACCGCAGGGCTACAAGGGTTTTTCAAATTCCCCTGGCAGGCCTGGCCAAGCTGCATAATAAAGTTTTTCCTGGCTAACTCTTGCTATCCTTATAGTTTTATGGTAAAATCACATAACATGGTAGAACGGCAACACAGGCAACAACTAAAAGGAGCAACATTGTGGCATATATAACAGCAGAAGAAACAAGACAGATAAGAAACAAATTGAAAGAAGAATTACCCAATCTAAAATTTAGTGTCAGTAAAGGAAGTGGAAATTATTCAGTTAATGTTTCTATCCTTAAAGGTGACATTGATTTTAGAAATTTAAAACTTTCATCATCACATGGGATTAATATCAATCAATATCATTTAGATCAATATGGAGAGCATGAAGAAGTTCTTGAAAAGATTATGAACATTATCAAAACTGCTCCAGATAGAAAATGGTTTGATCATAGCAATTCACAAATTGATTATTTTTGTACTGCTTATTATATTGATTTGTCTGTAGGCAACTGGAAAAAACCTTACATCTACTCAGGAGAATCCACATGAGATATAATCTTAAATTCAAAGCAGACGACATAGGTAAATTGGTTCTTAATTCTATTAGAAGCAATCCTGAAATCAAAAGAGATTTTAAAATAAGAGTCAGAGCTAACGGCAAGAGAAAAATACATGCCATTGCTGATGGTTTACACGCTAGAGGATATGATCAAGACTTACCGATCCGCTACGCTACAGAATATAGAGTTTATTTAATAAAAAAAGGGGAGCAATCATGAGTCATTACATGACAGGAGAACAAGAGCAACGAATAGTAGATGGAGTAACTGATGTTTGGAAGCTACCAGATCGAGATGATCTATTAGATGATTGTATCAGTTTTGTAGCAGATAACTATTCCCACAGTTACGAAATTAAAGACTTAGTGATCGAGTTCTTGTCTTTGAGGTGTTATGATAGTATATCTAGTTCAGACTTGGAAGCTATGGCAATGGATGAGCAGGACAGAGAAGTAATTACAAAATACGAAGACATTCGGGGAGTGTGAGATGAGTGAACCAACTAAAAAACTAAAACCATACATTGTTAGAATAAGAACTCAGGGAATATGGTGGGATGAATACGAAGTACAAGCAGTAAGTGAAGATGAGGCTTGGGATAATTGGAGTGAAGGAGATAAGATAAATGATGATCCAATAGCTCCTAAAGAATATGAGTGGGAAGTCTACGATGTTACACCTGATTTTTATGATGATGATTACGATGATGAATAATGTCTCACCTGGCCATTCCTTGACTCCAAAGGTGTCATATGGTAAAATGCCCATACCATTAACATAACGAGGACAAACAAATGGACTATAACACCGACAACCTAGTAGATAATGCCTACCGAGATCGAGAACCTCTCGAACACTCAGGCAACGTAGAAATACAAACAAGGATTAATAAAATTCAAGATGAGGTCGAAGTAGAATTAAGACTTAATCGAAAAGAGACAGAAAAGAAACTCTTTAAACTCATTGATGAACTTACTAAAAAGAGGACAAGCAAATGAAGACAAATATCCCAATTGAAATAGATGATGATCAAAGATTAAATCTTGGACAGAAGTATCACGACACAAAAGCAAAGAAGATGATCTCTAGAAAAGAACTTACTGAAGTTGTGCAATACTTTGTTCTTCAGTTACTAAAGAATCCAACTACCACAAAAAGAACCATAGAAAATATATCTTCTAATACAAAAGGAATGAAATACTTTTTCAACGGTACACAGGTTAACGAAGAAACATACAATGATGGTATTGAGCAATGGCTCATGGACAGATCATGAGTATGAAAGAGTTTAGAGTTGTAAGATCAACCAACCTATCAGAAGAATGTTATGTCATGGCTGAAACTGCTGACGAAGCTGAAGAACTTGCAATAGAGGTGGAGCAGGATTGGGAACATCTATGGGATCGTGGAGATATCGTAGCTGAAGAGTGTGACTACTTAGCTAAAGAGGTGATAGTATGAATGTCTTGAGCTTATTTGATGGCATGAGTTGTGGGCAACAAGCACTAGATCGTTTAGGTGTGAAGGTAGACAACTACTACGCATCTGAGATAGACAAGTATGCTATAAAGATCACACAAAAGAACTACCCTGATACGATTCAGTTAGGTGATGTTCGGGATGTTAAAGGTTCTGATCTTCCAGCCATAGATTTAATACTCTGTGGTTCACCTTGTCAAGGGTTTTCTTTTGCGGGAAACCAGTTGGCTTTTGATGATCCTAGATCAGCTTTATTTTTTGAGTTCATACGAATACTAAAAGAATGCAAACCTAAATATTTTCTGTTAGAGAATGTTCGGATGAAGCAAGAGTATATTGATGTCATTACAGATGAAGTATCTTTTTTATATCCAACAGAAGGTTCTTATGTACAAGCTACCTTCTTTGATTTTGCGCATAGAGGGATGAAACAAAAAAGAAAGAAGATTGTTCCTGTGCTGATAAATTCTAGTTTAGTAAGCGCACAGAATCGTCAACGTTTGTATTGGACTAACATTCCAAACGTGACACAACCAGAAGATAGAGGAATAGCTTTGAGGGATGTGTTGGAAGATACTGTTGCGGAACATTACCAAGCAGGAGAGGAGTTACAACAGAACTATGCAGGTGGTAACTTCTTAAACCCTAGCTACAAGAGTCAAGCCAACACCATCCACAACGTAGAGGGTAAGTCTGGAACAATTTGTGCAGGCACACATGGTTACGCTAACGGATATGTAAAGACACCTAAACAAGTTGGAACAGCGATAGACATCAACGGACACGATATCCTCAAGAGAGTTTACTCACCAGATGGTAAGTCACCTACTCTCAACACTATGGGTGGCGGTAATAGACAACCCAAAGTTGTAACAGGTGCGTGGCGCGGAAGATACAGAGTCGATGGAGTCAGACAGGATCACAAAGGTTCTGTTGCAGGTAGAACTAAGCAGATGTTAGAGCTTCGTAAAGATGATAAGACTAATGCGCTAACTACAGTCCAGAAGGACAATGTGGTAGTAGAACCAGAGAAGATGAATTGGCGCAAGCTATCGGTTGTAGAATGTGAGCGTTTGCAAACAGTCGATGACGACTACACCGATGGAGTATCTAACACACAACGCTACAAAATGTTAGGGAATGGTATGACGGTGGAAGTGATCGCACATATATTAAGCAATGTTTCACCTGGCCAGCTACAGAAAAAGGTGGATTTCTAACATGTTTTATGGTACAATATACCCTATCTATGATGATAATAATAATAACTAAAGCGTAAGCGAGGTACAATAAATGGCTACAGTAAGTGGAAAAGCTATGTGGGCAAGTGTAACAACTCCACAAACAAGATTTGAGCCTCACAACTATACAATTACTTTGTTGGTTGATGAGGAAATAGCATCAGAGTTCGCATCAGAAGGTTTCGCAGTCAGGGAAACAGATGATGGTAAAGTTCTTGTAATGAAGAGACGTTACCAAAGGAACGATGGAGCAATTAACCCTGTTCCTATATGTGTTGATAAAGATAAAGAACCTTTTACTGATCGAATTGGAAACGGTTCTGAAGTTGTTGTTCAATACAGAGGATACGAAAATCAGTTCGGTAAGTTTATAGAACTTCAAGGAGTTCAAGTTTTGGAACTTGTAGAGTATGAACCTTTGCCTGATGATGGCGAGGAATTTTAATGGCTGAGAAATTTGATAAACCTTTCATACCTATCAACGGTGTGAATTTAACTGTTGACGATCTTCCAGAAGGCAAGGGAAGAGATATCTTTGGAAGATTGCAACGGTTAGCTCAAAAGAAAGCTCTGTTAGTTCTAGACTTAGAAGAACTTCAAGCAGGAATGAATTGGTTTACTAATAGGCTCGTAGATCTAGTCAATAATGAAGGTGAAGAACCTGATGATAGTAATGTTTGACGAGTAATTTAAAATTTTCCTGATTGGTTTATCTGTTCCAAGATAAGCCTCTGGTAAGAAGTACCAATGGTCAGGGTGGATGGTAAACTTCGGTTGGAGGGTAGGTCAAAGGTAGATCATTGGAGCAAACGATGCAAGTAAAAAGAAAGAAAGGTTTTGTACAAAAACATTTGGAATGTCCTTCATGTGGACATAAGAAATGTTACGCAATAAACGCAGATGGTTCTGGCTGGTGTTTCAGTTGCAATTATCGTGGACAACATGAAAAGGGAGTAGCTCTCGTGCCTGATAAACAGACAACTCAATTTACTTCAAACACTTCTGTTGATGCATCAACTTATTCAGCATTAACAGATAGGAAAATATCTGAGGCAACTGCTCGTAAGTATGGAGTGAAGGTTGTTACTTCTACTGATGGAACAATATTTCAGCACAAGTATCCTTACTACGATGATAATGGCGAGAGAGTTTCTACAAAAACAAGACAAGTAAAGAGCAAGAAGTTTTCTTGGGAAGGAACACAAAAAGATATAGGTTTGTTCGGTGAACAGTTATTCAAGAAAGGAAAATATTTAACTATTACTGAGGGTGAGTGTGATGCAATGTCTGCTTACGAATTAATGGGAAGTAGATGGTCGGTAGTTTCCATAAGACACGGTGCAGGCAACGCAGAACAAGACATCAAGGACAGTCTTGAGTTCGTAGAAGGATTTGACAATGTTGTTATTTGTTTTGATAACGACAAGCAAGGGAGAAAAGCATCACAGAAAGTAGCTAGGTTATTAAGACCAGGAAAAGCAAAAATAATGCGACTTCCTGATGGGTTTAAAGATTCAAACGATATGCTCAAGGCAAATGAACACAAAAAATTTGTGACATGTTTTTGGGGAGCAAAGACTTATACACCGACAGGAGTGTTGAATATTTCTGAGAAACGAAAGCAGTTTCATAACAGGGAAAAGAGAGATACTATTCCATTTCCGTGGGAAGGTTTGAACAAAAAGTTATATGGACTACAGACAGGAAGCTTACTAACTTTTACAGGTGGCACAGGTTTAGGTAAGTCTAGTGTTACTCGTGAGATAGAACATTGGCTTATTAAACAAACAAAAGACAACGTAGGTGTTATATCTCTAGAAGAAGATTGGAGAAGAACGGTAGATGGTATTCTATCTATCGAGGCTAATGCAAGGTTGTATATAGATCAAGTAAGAGATGAGTATTCTGAAGAAGAGCTAGATGGTTTTTTTGATATACTGACTGATGATAGTGATGAAAATAAATTATGGATTCATGCGCATTTCGGAACAAGCGACATAGAGGAAATATTTTCTAAGCTTAGATTTATGATTATAGGATGTAATTGCAGATGGATTATCATAGATCACTTACATATGTTGGTTAGCTCAATAACAGAAGGTGATGAACGTAGAGCTATTGATGCGATCATGACTAGATTAAGAAGTATTGTTGAAGAAACTGGAGCAGGTTTGATTCTAGTATCTCATCTAAGAAGAGTTATGGGTAATAAAGGACACGAAGACGGCATTCAAGTTAATCTAAGCCATTTAAGAGGTAGTCAAGGCATAGCACAACTAAGCGATTGTGTTATAGCTTTAGAACGTAATCAACAATCAGATGATCCAGAAGAAGCGAACACTACAGTATTACGAGTTTTGAAATCTAGGTACACAGGTGACGTAGGATATGCAACAAGTTTATTCTATGATAAGCATACTGGCCGCCTGTCTGAGCTTGAATTAGATTCTTTTGAAAAAGATGTGGAGTCAGCATGGACTTAGTATTTGATATAGAAACTGACGATTTAAAAGCCACGAAAGTGCATTGTATGGTAGCTCAAGATTATGACTCTGGCAAAATTTATATGTTTGCTCCTCACCAGTTAGAGTCTGGTCTTGAGTTACTTCAAAAAGCAGACAGATTAATAGGACACAACATAATAGGCTTTGATGTTCCTGTTATCAAAAAATTGTACGGTGTAGATCTGTCTGATAAAGAACTTGTAGATACACTTATCATGTCAAGATTATTTAATCCTGTTCGTGAAGGTGGACATAGTTTAGAAATGTGGGGATATCGTTTGAAATATCCTAAGAAAGATTTTGATGAGTATGAAAAGTATTCAAGTAAAATGTTGGACTACTGTAGAAGGGATGTCCAATTAAATTCTCTGGTATTAAGAGAACTAAAGAAAGAAGGACTTGGTTTTTCTAAAGAAAGTGTACAGCTTGAACAAGAAGTGTCTTTGATATTGAAAGAACAAGAAGATACTGGTTTCCTGTTTGATGCATACAAATCCGAAATATTGTTAGCAGAACTAAGAGAGAAAATGCAAGCAACGGAAGACGAAGTTCACCAAGTTTTTAAACCTAGAAAAGTATTTGAAAAAATTATGCCGTCTTATAGGAAAGATGGTACGCTTTCTAAACTAGGAGTTAGTGAAACAACAAACAAAAAAGTACATCTGCTTGGTTCAGAGTATATGTTATTAAAAAACGGAACACCTCATTTTGTTAGAACACATGAAGAAGAATTTAATCTTGGTTCAAGGAAACAAATAGGAGAATACCTACAAGACTTCGGATGGAAACCTGCACGATTTACACCAACAGGTCAGCCTATTATAGACGAAGGAACTTTAAATAAAGTTAAGCATATACCAGAGGCAAAATTGATAGCTGAGTTTTTGCTGCTTCAGAAAAGGGTAGCACAGATAAGTTCTTGGACAGAAGCTGTAGAAGAAGATGGTAGAATTCACGGTTTCGTAATATCAACAGGAACTATAACAGGAAGAATGTCAGCAAGGAGTCCAAACTTACAACAAGTTCCTTCTGTTAAGAGTCCATACGGTGCAGAATGCAGATCTTGTTGGATTGTACCAAAGGATTATAAGTTAGTTGGAATAGATGCAAGCGGTTTAGAATTAAGAATGCTTGCACATTATATGAAAGACAAGGAGTTTATAAATGAAATCGTTAATGGAGACATACATGCCCGCAATCAAAAAATTGCAGGGCTTAAATCTAGAAGTCAAAGCAAAAGCATTATCTATGCAATCATCTACGGAGCAGGAAACAAAAAGCTTGGTCAAATGGTCGGAGGAAGTACAGCTCGTGGTAAAAAACTTCGAGAACGCTTGTTTGCTGATCAACCAGCATTTAAATCGCTTGGAGATAGAGTTACACAAGTTGCAAAAAGAGGCTACGTTAAAGGACTCGATGGAAGACGGATTAATATAAGAAGAAACTATGCATCTTTGAATAGTTTGTTACAGGGAGCAGGAGCTACAATCATGAAAAAAGCATTGCTCTTGTTATATAAAAACGGAAAGAAAAGAAATTTAGATTTTAAATTTGTTGCCAACATTCATGATGAGTGGCAAGTAGAAGTGCATACTGCACATGCCGAATACTTTGGTAAGCTTGGTGTAGAAGCAATCAAAGAAGCAGGCACTTTTTATAACCTTCGGTGTCCTTTAGATGCTGAATACAAAATAGGAGATAGTTGGAATGATACCCACTAAGAATGAAAATCATAAAATGTATGGAAAAACTTATAACTTTAAAAAAGATCCTAAATGCACCAAGTGTTCTGTAGATCTAATTTCAGAGCAGGAAGATAGCGGTTTCAACTGGAGACCTGCTCTTGTTGTCAGACATTGGTATATTTGTAGCTCTTGTCACAACGATATGAAAAGTTATCACTATTATTTGAGGAAAGCTAAAAAGTACACAGAGCAGATAGCCACTATCAATTTAGAATATATTCAACGTTTTAATCAAATCAAAGAAGGCTTTGTATACATGTTAACTAATCCTGCTTGGAAAGGTTGGATCAAAGTTGGAATGGCTGTTGATGCAGATGACAGATGTAATGCTTATCAAACAAGCAGTCCTCACAGAGATTACACAGTACAGTACAAAAGATTTTTCAAAAACCGAAGAGTAGCAGAAGAGAAGGCACATCTTCTTCTTTCTGACATTGCTTCCGATGTAAATGGAGAATGGTTTAATGTAACAGAACACAACGCTCAAGAAGTAATAGATTCTATATGAAAAATCTCAATACATTAGTAGCTGATATCTATGATAGTATATCTGTTTTAAATGACGGAACAGCACTAAATGTATCTGAAGAAGATATAGATAATTTCGGAAATGCTATGAAAGAAGTGTTGCGGAACTGGTCACATCCTAAAGAAAGATCAAGTAAAAATAATTTACGTATGAGCAACGTTGGTAGACCAATGCGACAACTTTGGTATGATTTAAAATCAGAAGACAAAGCGCAACTTCCGTTAGATTCTTCCGTGTTTATCAAGTTTTTATATGGACATATCTTAGAAGAAGTTGTTCTTTTGTTGGTAAAACTAGCAGGACATGATATTAGTGCCGAGCAGGAAGAAGTAGTTGTTGACGGTGTAAAAGGACATATGGATTGTAAAATAGATGGGGAAGTTATTGATATTAAAACAGCTTCTGGTTTTGCATTCAAAAAGTTCAGAGACGGAACACTAAGAGACGATGATCCTTTCGGATACATGGCTCAACTAGCAGGGTATGAAGAGTCAGCAGAAACAAACGAAGGTGGTTTCCTGGTCTTAAATAAAGAAACTGGTGAACTTGCGTTGCATATACCAGAATATTTGGACAAACCAAACATACGAAGTAAAATTACAAAGATCAGAAATTATTTAAAATTTGACGAACCGCCAGATCGATGTTATAATGATATACCAGACGGTAAAAAAGGAAACATGAAACTTGCTCGTGGTTGTGTCTATTGTAGGCATAAAAATACGTGTCATGAAGATGCTAATGATGGTGAAGGTCTGAGAGTTTTTAAATATTCTAACAAGCTTGTTTATTTCACCAACGTTACAATAGAACCTAGAGTTCCTGAGATAACAAGGTGAATGGAAGAAATTCAAAACAATACAGAAAGACAGGAAAACAAATCTTAGTTGATTGGTTGCGGTCTGTTATACCCGATGAAGAAGACGGTGCTAAGATAACTGTAAAAAACATAGAAGAATTTCTAGCTGAACAAACGCATGTTTACATGAATAGAAAGTTTCTTCTTAGTGCTTATTCTTTGAAATGGATTTATAAACGTGTCAAAAGAAACCCTAAGTTAACTTTTGAACAACTACAAAAAGATCTAAAGCAGGAACAAAAACCAACAACAGGATCATTCACTTTATGAAGAAGAAGACAAAAAAGATAAAACAGTTAGAAGAGTCAGGTGAAATAGAAATTGATATTAATTCAATTGATTTAGAAGAACTATTGATAGCATTAGGCGGAGTCCTGTTCGCAGGCGCAGATGTAATGGAGTTAGATACTCCCTTGCTTGAACGTCTAGCAGATTTAATAACAGCAGAGATTGTTATTCGTGAAAACAATTTATCTCCTGCTCCTAGAGGAGAAACAATGCACTAATGAGAAAACCTAGAAAGAAAAGACCTACTGAAAAAGGACTACCAAAAGGATACGATTCTAAATGGGAGTATGATCTACATAAAGAGCTATTAGACAAATGGGAACACCACAAAGGTTTGATAGAATATTCTATTCCGCATAAGTATCATCCAGACTTTCTAAGAATTATTGATGATAGTATTATATACCTCGAAGCAAAGGGTAGGTTTTGGGATTATGCAGAATACAACAAATACAAATGGGTTAAAGAGATACTTCCTGATGATTGTGAATTAGTATTCATCTTCTCTAATCCATCTGCTCCAATGCCTGCAGCAAAACGAAGAAGAGACGGCACTAAACGAAGTCATGCAGAATGGGCAGAGAAGAATGGATTTAGATGGTATAGCGAAGATAGCTTTCCTAAAGAATGGAGATAAAACATGGGATTGAAAGAATTTAACGATAAACTAAATGCAGATTATATCAAAGAAGAGAAGGTATTTATAATGGCTGGAGACTTAGTTAATCATCCGCCACACTATAATAAAGGTGATATAGAATGCATAGATGCTATCGAAGCTATGCTTACATACGAAGAATACGTAGGTTATTTAAGAGGGAACTCTTTAAAATATCGTTGGAGATTTAGATATAAGAATGGAATACAAGACTTAGAAAAAGCAGAATGGTATGAAAACCGATTATTGGAAGAGTTAAAGAAACATGCCGACAAAGTTTAAACAATCGTATACATCAAAGAACAGACAGACTGGTGTAAAGACTACAACATATTACTGGATGAAAGGAATTACAAAGAGTACGTTATTCGATGGATTAAATAACGATAATACTACACCAAAAATGAAACATAAGATTAGAAAAGAATTGAACCGAAGAGGTATTAAAATAAGGAATAAAAATGAAACAGGTTGAATTACCCACACAGTACCAACAGTTTATACATCTCAGTAGATACGCTAGATGGAATGAAGATTTACAAAGACGCGAGAATTGGCAAGAGACAGTCTCAAGGTATTTTGATTTCTTTGAAGAACATTTAAAAGAGAACAATAACTACAAACTAACTAAGAGACTTCGTAAAGAGTTAGAAGAGGCTGTATTAAATCTAGAAGTCATGCCGAGCATGAGAGCATTGATGTCAGCAGGTAAGGCACTAGAACGAGATAATGTTGCAGGTTTTAACTGTGCTTATGTTGCAGTTGATAATCCTCGTGTCTTTGATGAGACACTTTACATACTTATGTGTGGCACAGGTGTCGGATTCAGCGTAGAAAGACAGTATATTAATAAGCTTCCTGATCTTCCAGAAGAACTACATGATACAGATACCATCATTAAGGTAGCAGATTCAAAGATTGGTTGGTCAAAAGCCTACAAAGAGTTTTTATCGTTACTTTATTCAGGGCAGATTCCTAAGTGGGATCTTTCCAATGTTAGAGCGCATGGCGCAAGACTAAAAACCTTTGGTGGTCGTGCTTCTGGCCCAGATCCTCTTGAAGATTTGTTTCGTTTTACTATTAATATCTTCAAAGATGCTAATGCAAAAGGACAAAAGAAACTTGTATCTATTGATTGTCACGACTTAATGTGCAAGATTGCAGAAGTTGTGGTTGTTGGTGGTGTCAGAAGATCGGCACTCATCTCTTTATCTAATTTATCTGATGAAAGAATGAGGAATGCTAAAAGCGGAGCATGGTGGGAAGAGAGCCAACACAGGGCATTGTCTAATAACTCCGTAGCCTATACAGATTCAGCAGAAATGGGAGCATTTATGCGAGAGTGGCTTTCCTTGTATGAAAGTCGTAGCGGTGAACGAGGTATTTTTAATCGTCAGGCTGCTGAGAAACAAGCATCTAAAAACGGCAGGCGCGAAGAGTACAAGGATTATGGTTGCAATCCTTGTAGTGAAATCATATTACGCAACAAACAGTTTTGTAACTTAACTGAAGTAGTAATCAGAACAAAAGATAATTACGCGAGTTTAGAAAGAAAGGTGAAGTTAGCAACAATTCTTGGAACTTTCCAAGCAACTTTAACGAACTTTAGATATTTAACAAAAGCTTGGGAAAACAACACAGTTGATGAAGCTCTGCTTGGTGTATCGTTCACAGGTATTATGGATAATAAAGCATTAAGCGGTCAGGGAAGTGCTGGTTTGTTAGAAAATTATTTAAAAGATTTGAAAGATTTTGCAATAGTAACTAATAAAAAATGGTCTAAGAAACTTGGCATTAATCATTCTGTTGCTATTACTTGTGTAAAACCTAGCGGAACTGTTAGTCAATTAGTAGATAGTGCATCAGGAATTCATACTAGGCATAGTCCATACTATATCAGGACTGTTCGTGCTGATAAGAAAGATCCAGTAGCACAGTTGATGGTTGATCAAGGAGTTTACCACGAAGACGATATAACTAAACCAGACCACACTTATGTGTTCTATTTCCCTATTAAATCTCCTAAAACTTCTATTACAAGAGATAACCTAAGTGCTTTGTCTCATTTAAAGCTTTGGAAATTCTATCAGGATGAATGGTGTGAACATAAACCATCGTGTACTATATCTGTTCGTGAACATGAATGGTTAGATGTAGGATCGTGGGTATGGAAAAACTTTGATTCTATTTCTGGTATATCCTTTTTACCTTATACTGATCATTCATACAAACAAGCACCGTATCAGGAAATAACAGAAGATGAATACAACTCATGGTTAAGTAAAACAGTTGACATTGATTGGACAAGGATAACTGAATATGAAAAGGAAGACATGACTGAGAATACTAAGGAACTTGCGTGTGTTGCAGGTGCGTGCGACATATGAAGGAAGCAAATGTAATTAGCTACAAGGTACTCGTAGATGCTACAGGTAAATTGGTTACAGAACAGTCAGTAGCTGAGATAGATCAGATAAAAGACAGTTTAAATCCTTATACTTATGCTCTTTTGAAAACTATAATTAGAACAGCAAGTGTTGAATTTACACAAATACATGCTAAAATAATAACAGAATTAGAAGCTAGGGTTTACAAAGATTAATGAAAGAAAAAACAGTTGAGTCTAAAATAGTAGATATTCTAGGTTTCTTTATGTCTTTAGATATAGAAGATAAGGAATTAGTATTTAAAATTTTAAAAGATTTCATGGAGAAAGAATGAAAATATTTATTGGTTACGAAGAAGAATATCCTGAAGCATATGAAGTATGTAAGGCTTCTATCGAAAGATTTAATAAAACACATCAGATTGTGCCTTTAATAAAAAAGAATCTAATTAAAGAGGGATTATACGATAGACCAGTTGCAGGCGAGAACACAGACTTTGCTTTTACTAGATTCCTGGTTCCTTATCTTTGTGATTACAAAGGCTATGCTTTATTTTGTGATGGAGATTTTTTGTGGAGAAGTGATCCAGAAGAACTTAGATCTTTTGAAGATGATGAGTACGCTATCCATGTTGTTAAACATCCGCAACTAATAACATCTAAACATATGAAAATGAATACACATGTGAATAGACCTTATGAAAAAAAATATTGGTCTAGTTTAATGTATATGGATTGCACCGAGTCAGAAGTATTGACTGTTGACTATGTTAATACTGCAAAAGCTTCTGATTTACATAGTTTTAAATGGTTGCCTGAAGATATAGTAATAGGAGAACTACCTGTTACTTATAATATGCTAGTGGGATATTATCATCTACCTGATCCAAAAGCAGTACATTTTACAGACGGAGGCCCATGGTTAGAAGGGTATGAGAATGTTGAGTATGCTGGCGAGTGGAATCAAGTTAACAGGCAAAAACCAATAAAAAATTTTGGAGGCGGAGTATTCTAACATGAAAGTTAAGTGGGATAGGTTTTATTATAAACCCTTACCTGATTGTCTTACTATAAAAGAAAGTACAATAAAGGGAGCAGGACTAGGTATGTTTGCTACTAAAGATATAGAAAGAAAGTATGACTTTGGTACTTCACATATAAAAGTACCGCCTATTGTAGGCTACATAAGAACTCCTATAGGTGGGTTTGTAAATCATTCAAAAAAATCAAATACTATTATCATACAACTTTCCGATTGGGATGATTATAAAATTTTTAATTTAATCGCAACAGGTAACATACATAAAGGGCAAGAACTATTTCTTAATTATGATGATGGTGATAGCAGAGAGATGTCTAAGCTATATGTAAATGGTGATAAGGAAAAAGAATCTAGGGAATATGATGTTCAAGTGGCAATAGATGCAGACTAATAATAAAGACAGCTTTCTTGAGCATAGAAAAAACCAAGAGTCTAAACATTTTAGTGGTAAAGAAACTTTATCGCCATTAGATTCAATACTTACTGTAGAAATAAACACTACAGAACTTTGTAATCGAACCTGTTTCTTCTGTCCTAGACACGATCCAAAAGTATTTCCTAATCGTAATCTACATATGTCACCTAAAGGTGCAAGAACTATAGCCAAAGAATTAAATCGTAATGGATATAAAGGAAAGATTTCTTTTAGTGGTTTTGGTGAGAACTTTCTTAATCCATTATTTCATAGGATTATCTTTCATTTTAATCTATACCTTCCTGATGCTACACTTGAATGTAATACTAATGGTGATAGACTTACATCAGAATATGCTAGATTATTATTTGATAGTGGACTAGACTTACTGTACATTAATTTATATGATGGCATGGAACAGATAGAACATTTTGATTCTATTATGAGTTATTTTCCAAAAGAAAAATATAAATACAGAGCGCACTACAACGAAGAAGACTACGGACTATTCTTAAATAATCGTAGTGGCACTATAGACTGGCTGGGTATTGATGATAGTAATGTAGAAGAGTTGAAGGGAAAGCCTTGTTTCTATCCTTTCTATAAAATGTTTGTAGATTGGAATGGTGATGTGTTGTTTTGTTCAAACGATTGGGGAAGAGAACATGTCATAGGTAACTTAATGCAACAGACATTACATGAGGTATGGTTCAGTAAGCCTATGAAAAAGATACGCGCTAGACTAGCAAAAGGAGATAGAAGTAAATCACCTTGCAACAAGTGTAGTGTTAATGGACAATTATTCGGAGAGCAGTCATTCAATCTGATACAAAATATAAAGTAATAATAACAGGCACGTATGGATTAGCCAAGTATATTGGTGATTATTATGGTGCAACGAATTTAGAATCTGCTGATAATGCAGACATATTTATAAACTGTGAGCATATCGGCTTTCAACAAGTAAGATTATTTGACAGGTTCTTTAACTTATGGAAAGACGATAAAGATAAATATATAATAAATATATCTTCAAGAGCTGCACAACCTAATATATCTAAAGGCTTTTTGTATGCATCAGAAAAGGCCGCATTGAATCATTACACAAACAATACAGTATATAATTCAGATAAGCTTTGTCGTGTTACTACATTAAATCTAGGTTTGATGGCACATAAAACATTGCCTAGTGTGTCTTATCAGGATGTTTTAGATACTATTAACTGGCTAATAGAATCTTCTTTGGAAATACCTGACATTACTGTTCAACACAGAGCCAACTATCGAAAGGTGCAGGATGATAAATCCAATTTATAAAGAAATAAGCGGAAAGAATATTATATTGGTGGGTAACTCCGTTGAAATTCTAGAATATGATTACGGAGATATTATTGAAACTTACGATGTTGTTGTAAGGTTTGGAAGAGGAGTACCTACACCAGAGCTGGTGAAGTCGATTGGAAAACGAACAGACATTTGGATAACAGGCTTGTTACGTCAGAAATATGCAAGGTTTTTTCCTAAAGCTTTTAAATTATTCAATCGTAATAGAATATATATAGATAAAGAGCTACCAAAAGATAGACTACCTGATTTTGAATATATGGAAATGTTTTCAGACAAGGAACTGCTTGAAATGTACAAGGAATTTGGCTATGTTGATGGTGACAAGTATGAAAAACGACCATCAGCAGGCTTTCTAGCTCTTCTTTATTTTACTAAGGTAGCTAATGATTGGAAAAGTTTAACTCTTATAGGCTTTGATTTCTTTGCTAAGACGTATGACTATAAGATAGGCGGTGCAAAACCTACGAGTTGGCATAAGCCAAAGGCTTTAATTAATCAACATCCTCACAATCCCTCTATAGAAAGAGATCATGCTTTAAAGTTAGAAAGTGATAGTATTATTAAGTGGATAAAGCTTTCAGATTTCACAACGGAAGATATATATTCATTTCAACATTCTTCTCGTTAAGATAGTAAATCAAAATGGATTAAAACATCGAATATTAAATAGCCAAATAGAATACGGAACATCAGTCTGTAGCGTTTACAGTCACTTACTAATGTTCCAAGTTCTTCTTCATCTATATATATTCGTGCCACTATCCAATTTTAATTTGTCTTGGTTTCTTTTCGTCAGGTGTAATTCTTTCTAAAGATATATTTAATAAACCATTATCTAAAACTGCATTTATTACTTCAATATCTTCAGCTAAACTAAACTCCCTTCTAAAGGTTCGTTGTGCTATCCCTTTATGTAAACCAACTCCTGGTGTTTCTTCTTTAGAAGATTCATAAGAAATTCTTAAAGTATTTTCTTGTACTTCTACCTCAAGATCTTTCTTATCTATACCAGCTAATGCAACTTCGATAGTATATTTATCACCGTCTCGTATCACATTATATGGGGGATAGTTTGGCAGCTGGTTTGAGCCTGCGGCCAGATTTGCTATTCTTTCAAAATGGTCGTCAAACCCTAAGAACAGCGAGGAAAATATAGGATCTCCAAAATCCACTAGCCCATGACGAGCTAGATTTGCGTTTCTTCTTATCATTTTTTTTCTCCTTATTATAAGCAAGAATTTTAATTATAAACCTATCCCTAGGGGATGGTTCACTAGATGCCTGTTAGAAGCTTAAAAAGCCTTCTAAAAGGACTTTATTTTTTAAAGTAAGAGATTGTATTATTTACTGCTGCTTTGCACCATACGGCTGCATCTTGTAATAGCGTTGGAAATGTATACCAACCTACCAGCAGACAACAAACTACAATCCATGAGAATATAGTCATTTCTTACCTCCACCTCCACCACCAGTTTTAGGCTTGTCTGAAGGTCCTGGTCTCTCATCATTCTTTTTTCTTATATTGTAGATAACTATTATAGCTATCGCTAAAGCAATATAAGGTGCGTAAATACTTATGTCTTCCATAATCTTTTCCTATTTTTTTAAAGTTATTAATATATCATCTTGCTCGTCACTATCCTGTGCAAATTCAAGATGTTCTACAAAACAAAATCTTTGTAGTAGCTCTATCCACCAAAATGCAGGTTTAACAATTAGGTGTGCATTTCTTCCATCCGATAAAAGCTTTTTAGATTTCTTTAATGGAATACTAAGGAAAGCTTTCTTATTAAATTTAGAAACTAAATGTTCTATTACATTTTCTATATATGCAGGTTCTACATGTTCTAATACATCTGTACATAAAAGATAATCTTCTGCTTTAGGACACCTAGACCATTCTGGTATTGCAGGATCATAGTTAGTAACTACTATAGGTAGAAACCAACCTAAGTTTTCTCCTTTACCACAGCCGTAGTCTAAAAGTCTTTTAACATTATTAGCATATAAAAAATTACATATGCGAATAATATTACCTCGCGGACCTGTTCCCCAATCCTCATCTTTCTTATGTATCTTTTTTAGTTCGTGGATATAATCTTTCGTGATCAACACGACTACTTTTTAGCTTTATTCATTAAACCTATTGCGCCACGTACACCGAAAGAAGCTGCCACAATAACAGAAAAAGTATATTGATACCACGTTGGCATCGTATCTAAAACTGCAAAACCTTCTCGTACATAAGGTACAAGACCAGGAATGAAACACATTATCAAAGGAATCGATATCAAAAGTGTAAGATATTCGTCTTTCCAAGAGGTAGAACTATTGGATTGCGCAATCTCATCCCAGCTTGCCGCGCTTGCAGCTTTCGCTTCAGACTTCTTTATCTTACCACTAAGATAGGTCGAAGCAAGCTTACTGATAGCTTTTAATATACTCATCATCTTTATACATAACCTCTTCAGCTAGTTGTTCAAACAGGCTTCTAAAACTTTCTAAAGTCATAAAGCCTAAATCTAATTTAATTTGTTTAAGCCTGTAAATATTATAGGCTTCAGTAAGTTGTTCTTCTGTATACAATAACATGGTTTATTATAGGAACGAATATAGAATTTGTCAAGTTATTTATGATAATATTCATCTGCTGCATAATCAAAAAACATAGCATCTTCTGCCATTTCTAATGGTTGTCCTGCGTGTTGTTTCATTATAGAATCTTTAACCGTATCCATTCTTCTTCTTGCTTGTTCCTCTACACCTTCATCTATTTTTGCAAGCCTGTATGCTAATTTATTATTCCACGAATCTGTCGATGAATCTCTTACACCAACAAAAAGTTTTCCTTCTAACGGTTTTGAATATCTGAGAGATGAACCCATCTCTTTAGCTTCTAAACCAAATGAGGTCAATCCTTCTCGATCAGGATATGCTCTGTGAATAATTCCTGTATGAATTAAATGATTTAGAGCGTTTCTTCCGCCTGCTGATGAAGGTAGATCTTCTTTCTTCATTCCTCCAGCTATTAATTCCTCTGTAATTTTAAGCCATTCCTTGTCTGATTGATCCCAAACAGCCTGCTTATCAAATATTTCTTCAGGCACTCCTAATCTTCGTGTTAGAATATTTTTTATAATATCACCGCCTTTTCCATAGCCTTTTCTACTAAAAGATCTGTTGTTGCTCTTTGACTTAACTAACAAATTATTAGGACTGTTGTTTTGTGGATTGCCGTCTTTATGGTCTACATCTTTTCCGTCTCCTTTATGAACCCTACCAGATTGTAATAACGATCTTCGCGCTGCGTTTCTTTTTGCTCTGTTTTTCTTTTGTTCAGGTCTAGATTGATAATTTGCGTATTCTTTTTTATAGTTACGTATCTGACCACCTTTTCTTTTGGCTATTCTTCCTTGTAGAGTTTTCACTAATCCACCTTCTGCGTATCCAAAATGTGATATACCACCTTGTGCTGTTAGTTTTTCTTTCATTGCTGGAGTTATAGGAATTGCAAATACTTCTTCAACCAGATCTGCATCTTGTCTTTCTATTCTGGATGCGGGAGTACTCTCGCCAGGATAATCAAATTTCTCATAGCTAGTCCTAGCATTCTTGTCTAATTTTTTAATTACTTTCTTTGCTACACGAGGAATGCTGTGCTTATATAGTACATAGTGCATTTTACCTCTACCAGTTACATGAGGTTCTCCTTTAATATCAAACGTGAAGTAGGTGTATCCTCCCCAATCTTTATTGTCTAGTGGCTCTGAGAGGTATTTCTTAGCATCTGTTGTCGGCTCGATATAACCTTCACGATAATATGTCTCAGTAAATGGTTTATCTTCTGCACTAATAACTATCTTATATTGCTCGTCTGTTAATTTAGGAAAATCTGTCTTTATGTTTGCTTTTAGCTCCTCTTTAGTTTTATACATTTTTAGACCTGTCCAGTTGGTATGAGTTCTACCTTCAACAGGAGGAAATTCTCTAGATCCAGTATAATAAACTTGATATCCAGAGCCGTCTTCAGACATTGCTGCTCTTTCTCGCGGACCTAAAGGACCCATCTGCTCGTCAGCTCCTCCACCATGATATCTTTTAATAGCTATACCATCTGCAACCTGAACCTGTTTATTCCATCTCTCTGTTCCCATAATTGTTGCTGGATCAGAAAGTGTTACATAATCTTTACCTTCTCTAATAGCTTGTAGTATATTTTTCTTTATTAACATTGCAATATATCTATCTTTTTTAAACGGTAGATCTTTTACACCCATAAGGTCGTCTCTAAAGTCTGCTAGTGCTAGGTCTGCTCTGGTTTCAGCTCCTTGTAATCGGTGAATCACAGATTCTCTTGCTCCTTCTTCTATTGCAATAGCAAGCTTTTCAGAAGATGCCTCAAATGCTTCCTCAAGTTCATCATACATTTTTGCTTGTGCTTGATCAAAATATCCTTTGGTTGTATCTGCACCTGCCTGATGTACTTGAGACTGAACTTCTTCCATATGAAGAGCAGACTGTTTTCCTTCTTTGACATTTTTGGATAGATTTAGTATTCTGTCTGTTGTGGTAACAGTAACAATATTAGGAGTTTCACGATGCTCCCAATGGCCAGATGGTGTGTCTCCTCGCATAACATGCTCTGGTAATATTTCTGGATTCTCAAGATCAATAGGTGTTTCTCTATAATTTTTACCACCTGGTAGACTTATCTGTCCATGTAATACTGCTTGACCAAGTTCCATTTCTCCAGTCTCGTGCCAGCCTAACTCGTAACTACTACCTTCTCGCATATATTGTTTAAGTTGGACTTCAGCTTCGCCTCTACTTCCATCAAAGGAATGCACTATAGCTGGACTCCTGTTGTCTATTTGATGTTGCCCAAATGATCTATCCCTGAATATTTCGTTCTCATCAATAAGTTGCCAGCCAACATTTTCATTTCCAAATGCATATATATTTAACTCAGCAAGATCTATTGTTTCTTTAGTTTCAAGCTGAAGTTCCCTGTATCGCGCAGGGAAATTATCTTTTATGAATTCTACATTTATCGTTGATAGTGGAATTTCGCCAGCTATACTTATTTTTACGTATGGATCATCAATGTATCTCTGTTCTGATAGCTTTTCTGCGATACTTGTAAGTTCACTTGGAGTAGCATTCGTTACTTTTTCATCAAATATTTGTTCATATAACTTTGTCCACAAAACATCTGTATTTTCTGCTTCATTTCCTAACCCTACGAGTCTAGACCTAAGTTCTGGAGAAAATACAGCACCTTCACCAAGAACTTCTTCAATCAGAAAAATATCTTCACCAATTCTCCCTTTTTCAAAAAGAAAGGACTCCATATCGTAATCTATTCTACCTTCAAATTCTGGCGGTCCATCTGGATTGGCTATTGACTCTTGCTCAAACTCAATTAGACCTTTTAATTCATCTTCTATATCATCGGCATACATACGACTATAATTATAAGAGGAATCTAAAGGATCTTCCATGTGAATACTTTCATTAAAGGTCAGATCCAAGTCGCTTCGTGCGCGAAGCACTCTATGTCTTAATCTAAGTTTTCTATCTTGGATAAGACTTAGTAATTCTTCTGGTGTGGTCTTTTTATTAATTTTCTTTTCTAAATCTAGTATTCGTTTTTCTTCTCCTGTAACAGCAGATATCCCAATTCCATCGTTCTTCGGGTTTCTGTTACGACCAAAAACCCAAGCTAATAACTGTTGTCCTTGTAAGTGTGCTTGATCTTCAGGAAGATTTATTAAGTTTTTCTCAGCTTGTGAATAAAAACCAAGTTGATCTGTTGATGGAGCTTTGGTTGATTTGAAAGCTGTAGAAGTTTGAAGTCCTTTAGTAAGGCCTATAAGCATCGGAGCAGCTTTCGACAAGGTAACGGCAGCCATAGGTCCTGCAATAGTAGGATCTACAAGAAATGCATAAAACAGTTCTCCTAATGTATGTTGTGGTTTATCTATAGTAGGCATTAAAGGTTCTGAAGTAAACAGTCCTTTTCCTACTCTAGATTGAAAGACTCTGTTTTCCTTTTCTGGATCTGATGCCCAATCAAAAAATCTTTCATACCCATAAGGACTACTTAATCTCTGTTCTGCACCGATGTTTGGCAAAGGCATTTTTGTTGAAGCATAATCATAAGGTAGGGCAGCCAAACGACCTAAATCTTCAGGAGCAGCCGCTAGTAAATAAGGCCATTGTTGTATAGTACGACCTAATGCTTCTTTTCCAAAATTTTCTTGCATATATTTTTTAACATCGTTCCACTCCGTAGGTTTATTTTCTTGTTCTGGAGGAGGAGTATAGTTTAGAAGCTTTCTTAAATCTTCAAGATCGTTAGGGTTGTCATTAAAATAAGTAGCAGTTATCTTTTCATTATCAATAAGTTTAGTTTCGCCACCTTCAGCAAAGCCAAGTCTCTCCAGCTCTGCTACGTAGGGTAGTCCTGTATT